GGCACAATGTAAAAACTATGTTTGTAGTAATCCTAGCACTAGTACTTGTACTAGGGTAAATGGGCCTGGATTTGCAACCGAAGCAGAGTGTGAAGCCAATTGTACAGTACCAGCATCATATAACTGCAATGGTTGTGTTTGCACAGATCCGGGAACTGGAAAGGGTACATATTCTACTTTTGATGCTTGTAGAACAAATTGCTCAACATGTTTTAACTGCGTGAATAATAATTGTGTTGGAGGTCAATATAAGGGAGAGTATGCCGACGCAGAGCGGTGTCAGGAAAACTGTCAGCCTGATCCGCCCGGGGATACCCCTGGAGCGTGTTGTAGTTATTTGAGCTCGCCGCCGGCGTGCTCGGAATTTGCGGCGGGGTCGGTGCCCGGGGCCAATGAGTTAGCGTGCGTGCAGTTCGGTGGCGTATTTTTTGCAAATAAAACATGTGCTGAGGTCAATTGCAGTCTCGATGCGTGTTGTTGTGGTATTGGCATATCCGGTGTAAAGGGATGTCAAACCTGCTTCTTCCCTCAGATTAAGACGCTCTGTGGTGGATGCTTTGATTTTAATGGCGATCCTCTTACACCAACACCTAGAGATGAATGCGAAGGAGGACAACCGTAATGGCAGGAGCATGTTGTATATCATCAGTAAATCCACCACTTGGTATATGTGCCATTACTCCCGATGATGTTACATGTAATGAAACATACGGAGGAATATATCTCGGTGAAGACACCGTATGTCCTGCGTCTGGTTCCTGCATTGTCAGTCCTGCCGGCATAATAAATGATTGCGAATGGTGCTGTGGTTGTAATCAAGAGGGAGAACCGAAACGACAATATTACCCTTGTTGTTTTAGAACTACAGATGGATTGTGTGATTGTCCGCAAGCACATTCTATAGATTATATCAATACATGTAGTGGTAGAGCAAAAGGCGATTGTGATATTGAAGGATTCACAAAATTAAGATCAGATCTTTTGGGAGAACCGACGGAGACAGAAACTATAGAAGATTGCTATATTGACGCAAGAATACCAAGAGCATGTTGTCATATGGTATACGATAACTTAAATGTACCACTTGGAATAACATGTTCTAATGTTTGCAATAGTAGAGAATGTGATCTGAAAAATACAACAAATCCATCGACATATCCTTCAGTATATTCTAGTGGAGCAGTGTGCGGAAAGGCCGCAATGACAAAATATCCTTCTGCATATAATTGCGGACTACAAGTTGAAGGAATAGTTGGAGCTTCACAGAGAAGATATAGTTCTAATAATATACGACAAGAAAGAGTTGGAACCTGTTTCACTCTACAAAAAAGAGGAGATGAATATTATTATAAATGTGAACCGGGATTCAAAGACAGCTGTAAATCAAATGCATCCATATTTGTTCCAATGAAAGATTCAAGATTTGATTTTTGTTACAGCGACTATGCTCCAAAAAGACCACAATTTACACCAACAGGAGTTCTTCTTCCTCAAACAATGTCAACCAAAGATTTTAGAGAATTGACTTTAAATTTTGGTGACTTCTATCAAGGTGGTTATTTTATAGGAATATTCTCACCAAATAGTGCAGATGTTTATGGTTCTGAATTGACATCTTTAAATTCAAAACAAAGAATAACAAAATCAGAAGTCGAAGGCGTTGGTTCTGTAAAATCACTCAGTAATAAAAAATGGGCATTATTCATGGATGATACCTCAACGCATACATCATTATATGCTTCAAGTGAGTCATTTAAACCATTGCCTAGATTATCAAGATATGATGGGTTTTATAATACTCACGGAACTGAATATTCATTTGCTGGATTGGATGCCGCTTTAGTTAGACAATCTAAGAAAATACCACACAATGGACAAATAGATTGGTATATTCCATCTGTAAATGAATTAAAATTCTTATTCTCTAAATTAGTAATGAGTAGTTCTAATTATTATACATTCATTAACAAATTATATAATATAGGAAATAATCTTCCAGTATTTTATACTTCTAGCGGAATCAATCCAGATTACTTGTATGGTGGAATAATGGATTTTGCAAATTCCGAAATCTTCGGTAAGATATTACCAATTCATAAATCTAGCAGACAATATATTAAGAAATTTAGAAAAATTGAACTAGTAGATTGACATAAATAGTTTATATAGTATGCTATTTGAAAGGATTTAAACCATGAGCGAACAAACACCTGAATTCAGAAAAGATGAAATTAAAGAAGATAAGTCATTTATAGGAAAGAAATTAAGCATGGTGCAAAATTTTGCATCCGCAATCGCATCTAGAGGATTCAAGGACGAAAAGGTAAGTAAACCAATAAAGCAATTACGAGTTTTGAGTTGTTTTGGTAATCAACACATTGGCGGGGTTCTTCCTCCATGTGAACATCTAAAGCAGTCTTCCACTGAAGGGAAGCATTTCTGTGGTGGGTGTGGTTGTGGAGATAGAAGAGGAACATGGCTCGTTGCAGATGGAGAAGAATATAGTAAACTGGATTATCCAAAGTTAGCATGCCCGCTTCAAATGCCGGGATTCACTAATTATGAAAAATCAAAGGATGATGAATCTATCGCACCAATCACTCGTAGATATTACATTGAAAATATGTCATATACTGAAATAGATCAAATTCCAGTCACTACGCCTGAACCACCAAAGATGGCAAAGAATGCTCAAGTGGTAAATGATCCAAATAAGGTTCTACCTAAAGAACAACCACCAGAACAGCAATAAGAACAGTAAATCCGTTTAAAAATAAAAGAATCTCCGTATAAATAATACGGAGATTTTTAAATGGCAACACTCAGTTCAAAAGATGATCTTATCGAATATGCCCTTAGAAAATTGGGCAAACCTGTTGTTCAGATCAATGTAGATTATCAGCAATGTCAAGATAGAATTGATGAGGCTCTATTATTTTTCTCAGAGAGACACTTTGATGGGGTGGAGAAGGGGTATTTTAAATACCAACTCACCCAAACAGATATAGATCGTAAATATATCGAAACCAACGATATTGGCCCGATCAACGGTATAACTGGTGATAGTCCAGATGGAAGAAATATAGTATCAGTTGTAAAAGTTTTTCAATTTGGAAACTTTACATCGATAGACATGTTTGATATTAGGTATCAATTGGCATTAACTGACTATTTTGGTATCAATAGAGGATTGGCAGGAACTCCAGCACTAGGCCTTGCGACATATGATTCGACAAAGAAATATGTTAAATTAATTCAAGATTTCTTCCAACCAGAAAAGGCAATAAGATTTAGTAAGGTAACAAATAGACTTTACATTGATGGATATCTAGACGATATTACTCCCGGACAATATATTATTGTTGAAGCGTATGCCAGTTTAGATCCTGAAAAATTTATTGAAATTTGGAATGACCGTTGGTTGCAGAAATACTCAACTGCACTAATCAAAAAACAATGGGGTACTAACATGGCGAAATATGACGGTGTTCTTTTGCCTGGTGGAATAACCATGAAGGGATCCCAAATATACGCAGAGGCAATAAATGAATTAGCAGAAATCGAAAATGAATTCTATAGAAGTTATGAATTACCTGTCGATTTCATGATGGGATAAAAAATGGCAGTAAATCCTTATTTCAATGATTATGTTGGGGAACAAAATCTACTAAATGATCTCGTCATAGAGACGATAAAGGCAACAGGTAGAGATGTAGTTTACATCCCAAGACAATATATGAATTTAGATCAAACCTTGGGGGAAGACACACAAGGTAGCAAATTTACTAAAGGTTATATCATTGAAATGTATCTGAGCGATGTACAGCAGTTTGGTGGTCAACGAGATATTGTTAGTAAATTTGGAATTCAATTAACAGATAGAATAAATTTAGTTCTTTCCAGAACAAGATTTCAACAAGAGATAACATCCAAAGAACCAGATATAGAAAGACCAAGAGAAGGTGATTTAATTTATTTTCCAATGATGGAATACCTATTTGAAATAAACTTTGTTGAAGATAAACAACCATTCTTCCAGTTTGGAAAACTAACAACATATAATCTAACATGTGAAGTATTCAATTATTCATATGAAACTATTAATACTGGAAACAGTGATATAGATGAAGCACAGACTGAAAGAAAAGAATATCTAAAACAATTGACACTAGGAATGACTGCATTTGGTGGTACTTTGAACTACGAATATTATGTGGGAGAAAAAGTATATCAAGTTTCTGGAGTTACCGGCGCCGGTGCAACCTGGGCAGATGCTACTGCCGTTGGTACGATTATAGAATTCAATTACTTAAGTGGTAGAACATATAATTATGCATATGTCGGCGATATAACTGGAACATTCTTGTCGGGCAACGAAAGTCTAAAGGGAATTACTTCTGGTACGGAATACTACATTAGCGGAATTACCGGAACCACCATTGCAATTGGTAGAAATCCCGAAACAGATGATCCAGATAGAGATAATGACAATATTCAATATAGAGGCGATTCACAGGGTATATTTGATTTTACTAGCACGGATCCTTTCAGTGAGGGGGGTTATTGATGTTTGGAATAGACTATAGTTATTACAATAGATCTTTAAAGAAATTAGTAGTTGCATTTGGATCTATTTTTAATGAAATATATCTTTCTAGATACGATTCTAATAATACTGCATTTGAAAAAATAAGAGTTCCATTGACATATGGTCCTAAGGAAAAATTTGTCAGAAGATTGACCGAAGCAAGTAGCATAACTGATGGAACAAAATTAGGAATAACTCTTCCTATTATTGGGTTTCAAATAACAGGAATGGGATTTGATCCATCTAGAAAATTGAATAAGTTAAAAAAGGTAAAGTCTACTACATCAAATTCAATAAAAACAATGTGGTCAGAAGTTCCATATAATATTGAATTTGGATTATTTGTTTTTGCTAGAACAATAGATGATAATTTTCAAATCATAGAGCAAATAATACCAAATTTTACTCCAGACTTTACTGTTACAATAAATTTTAATGAACTAAACACAACAGTAGATGTGCCTTTTCAATTAAATACCGTTGTCACAAATGAAGATTTCGAAGGAACATATGCTACAAGAAGAAGTGTGACTTCTACATTGTCCTTTACTGCAAAAACATATATGTTTGGTAGAATCAAAGAAACTCCAACCGGACCAATTGAAGAAGTTGATATTAATTTTAAGAATTTTGTTACAGGCGATTTTATTACCGATTTAGGTTATACGGGAGATACAGATACTGGAAGTATCACATATGTACCATGAATAATTCAAATGAAAAATTATCAAAAGCGTTGGATGTGGAATATGATCCTTCTGCACCAAAAGAAATAACTGTTTCTAAAAAAGATATAGAAAAGATCAAAAAGGAAAAAAGAGAAGTTATGCTCTCTGGTGATTTTGAAAAAGCAAGAGATAGCATAACAGAAATGATTTCTACTGGAATGGATGCAGTTCAAGGCATAATGAGAGTTGCAGAAGCCGGAGATTCACCAAGAGCATATGAAGTAGCATCTTTACTTCTTAAGACTGTGACCGAAATGAATAAGGATCTTATTGATATTCATAAGAAAGCTAAAGATGCCGAAAAGGAAAATGTGACAATTAAGAATACGACAAATAACTCAATCTATGTCGGTTCTACTACAGATCTACAGAATCTTATTAATAAATCAAGAAGTCAGTATAAGGATCTACCTGAAGCAGAAGTGATTGATTCGGAGGATGATGATGGCGAGCAGTCGGTACAATAAAAAGGGTTACTTAGGAAATAAAAATCTAAAACCAACTGGTGTAAAGGTTGACTTCTCTAAGGAACAAGTAAATGAATACATCAAGTGTGCAAATGATCCTATTTACTTTGCAAAGAACTACATCAAAGTAGTATCTCTTGACCAGGGTGTTATTCCCTTTGTCCCATATGATTATCAGGAAACCATTCTTGAAACCCTAGTAAATCATAGACATGTTATTTGTAAACTACCAAGACAGTCTGGTAAAACTACAACTGTAGGTCCAGGTTATCTCTTAAATAAGGCACTATTTAATCAGAACATGAATATTGCCATTTTGGCGAACAAACAAACTGCGGCCAGAGAAGTACTCGAACGCATCAAAATGGCATACGAACACCTTCCTTGGTGGCTACAACAGGGGATCGTTGAATGGAATAAAAACTCCATTAAACTTGAAAATGGATCAAAAATTATTGCAGCGGCAACATCCTCGTCGGCGGTTCGTGGTGGTTCATTTAACATCATCGTTTTGGACGAGTTCGCACATGTCCCTGTAACAGTTGCAGAAGAATTCTTCAGTTCAGTTTACCCCACAGTAACCGCAGGACAGACCACTCAGGTAATTATAATTTCTACCCCAAACGGTCTAAACATGTTTTATCAGTTCTGGAAGGGTGCTATTAACAAAAATAACGAGTATATTCCAATTGATATTAGTTGGGATCAAACACCCCAGTTTCCGGGTGGCCCTCTACGAGATGCCGAATGGAAAAAGAAGACAATTCAAAATACCTCAGAGAAGCAG